GGCCCAAACTTGGGATTAAGACCTTGTATCAAATGTAGGGAATACTGGAAGAGAAAGCCAGTTCTGGTGGTAGAGAGGTCAGCAGTATGCCGACAATGCACCTTTGTATATTACAGTAAAGGATTTACAATAAGAGGACGATTGACCCTGGATAGGGTAGACGAATCCAAGTTAGGTCGCTGGGAATTGTTTATTTACAAGAGACTAAAGGCGTTGCACTGATAAAACTATATAGCCCACACCCCAATAACAATCCTATGCCCTACGCAAAGGATACCAAGCCATACCATTACATTTTCGCCATATCTGATAGTTTCCAACAAGACTGGGGTAGGTTCTGCAAACAGGCCGACAGACAAGAGAAACCAATATCGGAGCATTTGAGGAATGTCATCAAGAAACACAACCGCGATATGTATGGCAAGGACTGGGAGTTTAAACCCCCAGGCCGACACTACACTCAAACAAGAGAATCGGAGCATTTGAGGAATGTCATCAAGAACAACGGCGACGACAGTAGTTGAAATCGCCAATACAGGCCCTTTAAAGGCCATTGAACGCCACCTTTACTGGATCTCCATGATCGCCAAGCTGATACTCACACTCCTCGTTCTCGACATTATAATGCGAATACCGACAGGAGGAGACAATCTGATATGAAAGAAAAACTAACTAAACATGAAATGATTTATTCAAAAGATATGTGGTATGCTGTGAAATGTAAGATATGCGGCAAGAAAGCGTCATGGGCTAACGATGGCACTGGTAAGCATTATTGTACACAGTGCATGGAGGACGTAGCATTCAAATGACCAGGAAAAAATATACCGAACAGGATAAGGAAGAAGCGTTCACACTGTATGCCCAGAGCTGGAGCTATGGTGATATTGCCAAAGAGATGAATAAAAGATACAGTTACAAACTCAACAAATCCACAGTGCAACGATGGGCAACGAAAGACGAATGGAATAAAAGAAAGAGCGAGGTAATGGAAGCTGTACGCGACATCACGCAACGTAAGGCAACCACTTCTATCACGCGCGCAATTAAATTAGGAAGTAAATTACAAAGCAGTTTCAACACGCAATTAGAAGAAGGAATGGAGTTGCGACCTTCAGATGCCTACGCCTGGACACGATGGCTGGTCAAGTTGGAAACTGAAATGGAAGTCAGAGACATACTGATCGATGAGGTTGCACAGCTATCGGCTGAGGCAATGGACAAGGCAGGAATACCTAAACAGCAACAGGCCGCCTTTGCACAGCATTATACACAGATGGTAAGAGACCTGAAAGGTTCTTCCAATGACTGATGTTACAGCCCACAAGGAATTTATAACTTCTTTCTCAAAACACCTGAATCCTGGTAAGCTACCCTTCCTGGAGTTCGCACATGAGGCGATGATGGAATACATGCTGGAGGAGCCAGATGAGTTCTTCCCTCTGGCAGATATGCATAAAACATGGTACAACTCCCTGAAATCCAAGGAAAGGGTGGCAATTATATGCGCGAGAGGTCACTTAAAGACCTCATTTAGCCTTACTTACCTGCTATGGCAGATGTCAAGCAATCCCAATTTCAGGGCATTATACATCGGAAACACCTTTTCTCAGGTAGTTGATAAGCTAACTCAATTTGAAGAACTGTGCAGGAGAAGTTGGCGAATAGCTCCATTAATCCCATCTAAAGAAAACACTCTATACAATAGTGTTCGTTGGAACCTGACCCAAAAGGAATTTTCTAACGGTTCCAGAGTAAGGGGTGCAGTAATAGGTGGAGCATTGGAAGGTCCGCACGTACATCTGCTTATACTGGACGACGTTTTGGAGGAGTTCCCCAGATTAAATGATGAGAAGATTATCAATTACCTCAATCGAGTTGTTCTGCCTATGCGTTTACCTAAATCCCAGATAATGCTGATAGGAACACAGAAAAGGATCAATGATGTTACTGCCTATGTAAAAGAGAATCCATACTGGGACTGTATCTGGCATCCAGCTATAACCAAGAAAGGAAAACCAAGGTGGCCCGAATACTGGACCCATGAAAGGCTGGAAGAGGAAAGGCTGTCAATGGGAACCAGAGCCTTTGAATCGGAATATATGCTCAATCCGATAGATCCAGATAGTGCAGTTATACCTTGGAGTGTACTCGAACCATGCCTGAATAACGACCTCGAAATGATTTCTGGGGCTGTAAATGACTGGATAACGGTGATGGGAGTGGACTTAGCAGTGGGTTTTGACACACAACATGACGAAACGGCATACTGTGTCGTTGCCTATAACCCCAAAACTGAGCAGCGTAAAGTCCTGCATCAATGGAATGGAAAGGTTCAGGGAGAAGGTGCCAGTTGGCTAAAGGAGCAGGTCACTAACATCTCCAAGATAGCAGGAATATACAAGCCCGAAAAGATAATGGTAGAGAGTAATGGGTTCCAGAGGTTAGTTGCACACGCTGCCAGAGACGTTGAAAGGCTACCGATAGCTACACACAATACAGGTAATGAACGCAACCACGCACAGATAGGCATCCCTGGAATAGCCGTTGCAATGGAAAAAGGACTATACGAGATACCATTCGGAGCCACAGCAAAAGAGAACAGCAGACCAGGGACACGCGATCTGGTAAGGGGCCTGATGCAGTTGATGTGGGATGGTAAAGGAAAGCTGGAAGGGCATGTCTCAGATGCCGTTATCTCCCTGTGGATGTGCGAATTAGCGATAGAGGAGAGGGAACGCAAAAAGTTAAATATGACTAACTGGGATTGGCTTTGATGGGAATATTGGACGGTTGGTTCGGCAAAAGTAAAAAACCTAAGTCGGGGCTACAACTCTATTTAGATCAAAACACCAATGCGTTACTCAAAGAAGCACGTACTCCTGTGTACGATGCGGCGGCGGCTTCGTCCTATCAGTACGGAAACCAACTGATAGAACCACCGTTTGACCAATTATACGTCGAATACCTTGCGGACAACTATTCCCACCTACGCACTGTTATCCAGAAGATAGCGGCCCAAGTCGTTGCTAAAGGCTGGATTATCGAGGCTGTGGATGACGAAGAGAACAAATCAGAGGATCAGAAGAAATCAATAGAGGCCCTGATAACTAACCCCTCCCAAGGTTCGGCAGACATAAACGGCAGTGAGATAATCAAGGCTATGGTAAGACAGCTTGAGATATTCGATGATGCATGGGTATCAATAATCTATGAGAGAGTTGTGAGCGAGAGTGGAGAGACTATGGGCAAGCGCGTCAAGGAACTCTGGATAGAGGATACCAAGAAAATGCGCTATAATACGGACAGATTCGGAAGGTTCCAAGACACTGATAGGTTCTGTCCTTTATGTAGAAAAGGCACTGGAGGAGCAAAACACTGCGATAACTCCCCATGTAACGACGCTGAGACGGCTCTAATAGCCTATACTTTCCAAGATGAGGAGTCTGACATCTATTTTGCGAGAGATGAGATTATCCATTTCAACAAGTATTCCTCCTATGCCAGACTGTATGGTAATCCACCAATCCTGTCATTGGCCAAGAAAATAGAAACCGCTCTGGCAGTGGAAGTCTACCAGAACAAGGTGTATATGCTGGAGAGACCACCCAAGGGATTCCTCGACATACCTGGACACAATGAGGATTCACTTACCAGATTAGGGGAATACATAGCAGAGGAGACAGCACGCAATCCTAACTTTATCCCTATCATATCTTCAGGAGAAGGAAAGTCTGGGGCCAATTTCGTCACAGTCATGCCCGACACAACAGAGATGGGGATGCTACCTTACCTTGAGAAAATCAATAATGACATTAATTCTGCCTATGGGGTAATGCCCTTGGCTATGGGAGACACCGCAGGAATAGGCGGATTGAATGCAGAAGGCGAACAGATAACCATGATGGACCGAACGATCATGGAAACTCAGGCAGTGATTGAGGAAGGATTCTTCAAGCCATTGCTGAAACTGATGAATGTTACAGATTGGGAACTAAAGTTCAACCCGATAAACGAGGACAACGAGCAGATGGAATTATCTAACCTGACTCAGAAGTTGGAGATAATCAGGGGATTCCAAGAGCTTGGCATCACGATTGATATGGACGAAAACGGGGAATTGATATTACCCGACGACGGAATCAAGGAGGAGTTGGAACGAGAAAAGC